GTCTTTAAACGTCATATCCCAGCTGTGGATGACTATGTCGAAGTTGGTCGGCAAGTCTTTCGGGAGGTAATACTTGATCCATTCGTCTTTGAAGATGGAGCCACCAGCCTGTTTTGGTGACTGCTGATACATCGCAGACCAGAAGTAATCCCCGAGAATGGTTTTGGTTTCGAGCAGTTTCTCTTTTGGGTGCAATTCTGGAACCAGCGCTTCGCCCTGCTCATTGATAGCAGGGAACGCCAGCACCTTGGCGCGCGGCGTGATTTCCACCACACGCCCGGATAAGTCATCTGTCGCCCAGCGTGTCGCCATGATGATTTCGCCGCTGTTTTTCGACAGACGCGTTTTGAACGTGGAAACGTACCAGTTCCAGATAGATTTTTTGGTCGTCGGGCTGAGTGCTTCTTTGGCGTTTTTTATCGGGTCATCGATGATACCGAGATCGATTTTCTTACCCGTTAACGGGCCGCCTACGCCAGCACAAACATACGTCCCCTTATGGTTGGCTATGCCGAATTCGTCAGTGTTACGCTTTACGGCCACACCATCAGCCGGCTTATTTCCAAGCCATGCGCCAGGAAATATGTTGCGATATTCCGGCGTAGACATAATGCGCTGAACATCGGCGTTCATATCTCCGGCAAGGTCAGCAGAGTAAGACAAAGCGCCAACGCGCATTTCAGGATATTTTCCGAAGAAATACGCTGGCAGGTAACGCGAAACAATATCCGATTTACCATGCTGCGGCGGCGCACCGAGAATCAGTATCGGGCGCACTCCATTCATCATATCCAGCAGGAACTGATCCAGAGCGTCGCAAACCGTCTGAGAGAACTTGCTGGTGATGTATTCGGGGTTTATGTACTGAATGAAGTCGTGGAGACTGTTCCGCGCATTGCGCCGCTTGAGTAGTTCCCTGGCTGCTGCCTGCTTACTTACCGCCGATAATTGCGGCGAGTTGCTCATCAGTGAGGTCCTCCGCACTTACAGAGTGGCTGTGCTGGATAGGTTCACCATTCGGCCCGCTCAGTTCGGTTTTTGTTTTCAGCATGCCGAGGTGCTGTGCGACCATCTTCATTGCCTCATCCTGATTGCGGGTGATCACTTCCAGACCAGATTTACCCTCTTTAACCCCAGCGAATAGCCTGAGCTCAGCACCAGCTAAATCGCGCGTATCGTGGACTACAGAGCGCCCAATCCCAACGCCATTGCAGCGCGGGCAATCCGGGTTAGGGTCCAGCGTTCCGTCGTAGCCATAGCCGCCGGTATCCTCTGGTTGCCTGGCCCCTTCCTTCCCCTCAATCCTTTCTTTGGCCTCCTGAAACTCGACAGCGTCACGCCACTGGTAATGATGGCCGAAGCCCCAGCAGTAACGACAACAGCCGCGGTGATATTCGGTCAGTTGCGTGGCGTCCGCCGTCGCAATGTCCCACCACCATTTCAACACTTCGTCCTGCGTTACCTTCACTCTTCGCGAGCGTTCGTCCAGCGCGTCACGGATTGCCTGGCTGACCTTAGCATTCCTTAGCAATCGAGAGGCGTTAACGTAAGCCGTATTGCCTTCGCCTTTGTAGCCAGCCCGCTTGTATGCAGCGGTCCTGTTCAAATCGAGAAGATATTCTTCGACAAACCTGATCTGCATATCGTTAAGGCCGTAATTGCGCAGATTGAAGGGTTGCGCACTTTCCTGTGTATCAGTCTGCGCATCAGTTGGTGATTGCGCATAGTGCGCAGTTTCGGCGGCTTGTTCAGTCTGCGCATTGCGCACTTTCTTCTGCGCAGTTTTTTGCGCAGTTGGCTTTTTGATATAGCGCCGCGCAGATGTGTAATTCAGTCCCTGCTCTTCGCACCAATCTTTCGGGGAAATACCTGATTTGGCATGTTCGGACAGGAACCGTTGCTGAAGCTCGCCCCAGTCCGGTTTTGCCATGAGTTAATCCTGTTTGAAGAAAAGGTAAGTAACCAGATTCGCCCGCCACGGCTCCGGCTGGCCGCTATGAAGGTAAAAGCTCGCGTTACCATCGCGAGGAAAACCTGGCGTGACCCGTTTTTGAATAACCACACCCACTCGCGCAGGGAGAATCCTCCTCGGGGAGGCTGCGGTCATAGTTCTGGCGTGGAGACTGCGACGAATCGGCGCTATGGATGTGGCAATAAAAAACCGCCCGGAGGCGGTTTATAAATCGTATTAGAGTTAGTCACTTTTTATCTTTGAAGTAGTAACCAATAATGAAACCAAGTGACGTACCAAGAGCTCCGATAATCACAGACAAAACCTTATCTAGCTCCAGTAGTTTAATTGCTCCTGCGGCGTCATCTAACCCTGCTTGATGCAGTTTAAGAATCCAATCAACCGCAGCTGAGTTATACCATTTGGTAAAAATAAATCCGCAAAAAAGAAGAAAGAAAAAACCATACAAAAAACTATGTGTTAATGTACTTCTTGTTTTCTCTTCCCTGCTGATTTTTGCTTGAGCAATACTCTCCGCACTGTCTGCTTTATTTCTTGATGTAGAAGAATTAATTTCAAATTCTTTAAGCCTTTTCCGTATTTCTTCAAGACTATTCGGCATCACTTATCTCCTTAGCGACGCTTATTTTTTTTACAGCCTTGGTGTAATCCTTGTACAAGGATTCATTATACGAATTGGCATCAAGAGAAGATTGCAAGACATCATTAACCATGTCATTCAGTTGTTGATAGACCATATCCATTTCAGGAGTTCGATCTTTCGGCTCTGGAAGGCTTTCTAATACACGAAGAATTTTAGAAGATAAGTTAAAAATGTCATCAGAGAGCTTATCACTCGCACCTCTAAACTTAGAGAGGCTTTCAAGTATCTCTTTTTTATCATTTTTCGTGAACATATTATCCAGACCTGTAAACGCTTGAGTGACTACTTTATCACATAGCGTTTTGACAGGCACTCAGTGAATGCCTGCTGTAATGCCGCAACTGATCAAACATCAGGATACTCATTAACCTATTGCCAGGTTAGGCTGGGCTCTCCCACATATTGTTCAGGTAAAAGATAATGGATATCAGCCTATTTATCAGTTCTATCAAAAGTGCTGTCGGTGCGCTCTCTGCGGTTCAAAGCAACGAGGTCCTTCGCGAGCGCATCGCTTTCATTGGAGATCAAATTGACGTACTTGAGAAATCCCATGCTGCCACCGAAAAAGAACTTGCCGAGGCGAAAGCCAAGAACGTAGAACTTGAGAAGGAAATAGCGGCTTATCGGGCAAAGGATGAGTTTGTCGAGCACATGGGTGCGGCCTTTAGAAAAAATCCCGCGGGTGGGTATATCAGCGCGGTTTATTGTCCCAACTGTCTTAAACAAGTCGGAAGCGGGTTCGATGATTTTCCGTACCATTGCGGCTCCTGTGGATGGACTTCCCGATTTGAAGGCCGAGAAATAGATTTCATAATGAAATCACTACCTGAGTAACGAGTTATTGATACACGCGCTTTACGCAAAACACTAATGAATGGCTACAGCGTTGTTATTTGACACTCTAACCGAGTCGTAAATCCGCTCACACGTCATCCCGGCGGTGTAGCGCTCGTCAGCGATTCCAGCATAACGTTTAGCTTCTGCTGCAATATCTCCGAGCATGTTGGCGAGCATTCTGGCGTCGGCTCCGGCTGCTTTGCTTCTGACGGCAGCGGCAAGATTTGCGGTGTGCTTTGCGGCGTCCAGGCGGGTGGCAAGCTTTGTTGCTTCGGTGCGCAGCTGGCTAACAGTGGCAGACAGGCCAGCAGCAGTGGCAGCAGATTTAGCGGCTTGTGCTTGTGCATCTTTAACGGCCTCATCCCGGGCAATAATTCGCCCTTGTTCAATCATGCGGGCTGCGGTCTGCGCGTTCGCTGTTTGCGATGATTCAGCGCTGTCACGTTCCGCCCACTTCTTTTCCCAGCCACGACTACTCCATACATCTCCGGCGATGAAGGCGACGACCACCAGCAACATCAGCGCCAGTGGCTTCCAGTATTTTTCCACCAGCGCAATATTCATCCTTACCCCGCCAACTCGACCGCGCGAACAAATGTATCGAAGCCGTAAGGCTGGCTACCGTTTTCGTGCTTAATGATGGCCTGTAACAGCTTCATCATGAAACGATTGTCACTGGTATCAATGTGCTGATCCAAGCCAACGTCCGTCGCCTGAGCCACGCTATTGATATACGCCTGTGTGTTGTTCTCGTTCGGTGGTGCCCAGCGTTTGATAATACCGCTTACCGTGTTCAGTCCATGCTTGCGCTGGTAGTTGCGCAGGATGATGATCATTGCCCGGATGCCATACTCAGACGTGGTGAACTGGCAAAATGATTTATCGGTGCGCTGTGCTTTGGGTACCAGGCCCTGCCATTCGTCACCCCAGCGGATATTGCCGGGATTATTGTTGCGGATACCGCGGGAAACATTACTGGTTGTCATCGGTCACTCCTGCCCGTTTTTTGAGTGCGCTGATAGCGATTTCGCGCAGCTTGTCTACGCCCACGAATCCAATCACACCACCGACGAACGGTGATATCGATACAGGAAGGCCTACCACATCAAGCGCGCTGGTGATGCATAAAGAAAGGGCGCCACAAAGGACGCCCTCAAGCCATTTATTTTTTCGTGTTGCGCCGTCGTATATCAGGCGACCATAAGCAATGAGTCCGGCCATTGACGCCCCCAGAATCTGGGGCCACGCATTTTTGAGTCCGGTCAAAACCGCAGCCCAGAATTCAGGGTTCTTGTCATTCATTTTCATAGCCTCACCTCGCATAGCTAGCGGGTGCTGTGTGTGATGAAAGGGTCAGGCTTCACGGGCTGGATTTATCAACAAAGCACGTAGCGGATGATTCCCGTGAGCCTGAATACGAAAAAGGCCACGCAAATGCGCAGCCTTATAATTTGATGTTCAATATGAACTTTACATCAATTTTGCTTAAGGTTATGTTCTTAATACAAGTTGATGTAGACCTAATTCCTTTGTTTTTGCTCTTTAGATTAACCCGCACTCTGATGCGGGCTTTTTTTTGGCAAAAAAATACCCGCTCGGATGAACAGGTAAAAGGTGGATAGTTCATAGTTATTGTTAATGTGGCGCCGGGTGCCTCCCGGTGAGACTTTGGCTGACAAACCATGACTCGCGATTACGTCAGCTGCTTTGTCTCGATAGTAAAAAGTACAAAGTGTCAATTTCGCCCCGCCGCTCAGGGGGATTCACCACAGATATAACCTAACTAACAACCACTTAGCGTGTCAAATACTTTGCCACTTCCCGGAGTGGCCACGCTCATGCCCTTGAGGTGCTGTCGCGTCATCGCCGCTTATTACCGGTGCGCGTCTGGCGTTCGCGCTGCTCTACCGGAGCTTGTTTTGATCTATGAACCCTTACCCATCACTACACAGGCTCGCCATTACGCGACTCGGGGCAGCATCACGACTGCTGCTTTGCCTAACGGCTGCGGTCTGTCCGTTCTACTCGTGCATTTTCTTACCCTCCAGAAACGCAAAAGCCCCACGGGGTTAACCGCAGGGCTTGCATTCTTTTTGTCGACAATCGAACCTATGGCGACGATATCAGATTTACATGAAATATATGCGTTTCAGTTCGGTTTTGCAATAATAACATCCAAATTTGTCGCCTTTTGTTGTGAACGTGATCGCGTTACAGAGATAAGTGCACCACTATCGAGTCGCTTAAGGCCGCTGCGCATTGCCAGCCAGTGAGGTAGATAGGTTTCTGTCCAAGTGGATTTTGCCACGCCCACCAGCTCCGCCAGCTTCTGGTATTCGCACTGCTGGCGACCGGCCAACTCAGCTTTCACATCCTGCGCCGCCAGCCAGATAAGCTGGCGCAATCTGTCTATGGTCTTCTTCGCTATGCGCTTCCCGGCCAACTGCGCGCTGAATTGTTCCCACGCCCACCGGGTGATCGTCTCCTGATGCTCCCAGCGGATGTTTTCACTGTAGTTCCACAGCAGCCATGCCTTTTGATGTTCGTCCAGAGACAGCAGCGCACGGCGCCATGATGCTGTGGAGTATTCAACCGGTTGCACCAGAGGAATATGTGAACCCTTAGCATGCGACTGTTTGCCCGGTATTGGTGGGTTATCCAGCGTAATCATTTTCCCGGTCACTTCATCCAGCACTCGAGGCTTTTTACGTTTAAACGTTCCAGTATCGAACTGTGCATTCTCAAGCCACGCCATCAACTGCCCTTTCGTCGCACCACTTAAATCGGCGGTCGCCACCATCAGCTGCTGGCGCACGTATTCGAGAAATTGAGTGTTCATACAGTGCCGCCTATAGTTTTGATGTAGTTCTTCAGTATTCGGTAGTCCGTCAGCACAGAGCCGGGAAAGTGATATAAGCGCAATCGCTGCCAACGAACGCGGAGGTGATCGGCAAAATAGGATTCAAATGTCATGCGGCCTCCTGCTTTTTCAGCGCGCGCAGGTCAGCCAGCGCGGTAAGCCTGATTTCCTTCAGTTCTTCGACTGTCCAACGGTGTGGAGTGTTATCGTTCTCGAGCGCCAGCACTGGCTCTTCGCCGTAACGCTCCACCAGCGCAGCTCGGTATGCTTCGATATTCCCGGATTTGTAGACGTTGCAAACATCACACTGAAGATGGATGTTGAAGCGAGTGAAGCGCAGATGCCCAGCGGCTGCCGTGGTCCGATAATGCCCTGCATGCCAGGCGAACGCCGTTTTCGTTCCGCAGGAAATGCAGCCCCGCCCCTCTGCCAGCTCGGTTTCGCGACAGATGTCGTTAACCGCACGCTGCGTCAGGTCTACCCAGTGCTTCAGCGGCTTAACTGCAGCTTTACGCTGGCGCCAGGCGGCTCGCTCTTTTTTCTCAGTGGCGCGCTTTTTGGCAGACTCCTTGCGTTGTGCCGCCTCCCTGACCTTTCTGGTCTGCTCTTTTCCAACCGCGCTGGCGCACTCATAACCGCAGACAGTCTGCGTATCGCGAACAGGATGGAACCACTGGCGGCATTCTTTGTTGGCGCACTTCCGGCGCGGTAACTTAGCCATAATCACTCCCAGACCTTTTGCCGAAAGGTTCTTGGTGTACGCGCCGGATGCTCGCATTCAGGTAATTTTGCGCTAACAGTCCAGGTGATATTGTCGCGATTCAGGCTGCGTTCTACCGTGGCGCCGCGGCGTCGGTAACAGGCAATAAGTTCGTCGGCCTGCTCGGTTGTGCATTCGTGATGGTGGAACCAGGAAAATTTCATCGCCATCACCCCGCAAAACTCATAAGCTGCGCAGCGGCGTTTTCCGCTTCTCGCTGAGTCTTGAATGCCCGGGACAATACCCAGCGCCACAGAACATCGAGCGCGGCTTTGTAAAGTTGCTGGAACTCGGTTTCGTCCATGTTGGCGAAAGCTATGCTGCGGGGGTGTTTACGAAGAGTTCCGTCAGGTAGTTGAATTGCGTCGTAGTGGCCGGCCTCGACAATTACCCAGGCACGGTACGCGTCAAAGGATTTACACAGACTGATCCCATTGGTAACTCGGCGACTGGCTACCTGCTCCAGATACTGCTCGGCAGCATCCAGCAGTGCGCCTTCGTTACCACCAAATGCCGCGAGGAATTTAGCATAACCATTTACGAGCTTACGCTCATTGCTGGATATCGCCCCGCCAGTAGGTTCCCAGTATTCAAACCCGAGATTCAGGAGCGCAAAGAAACGGCGATGGAATGCGGGATTCCTCACCTGACGAAATTCGGCTACCAGCACGGCGCCGAGTTTGATTTTTGATTGCAGAATATCGCTGGTCTCCGGCGTAGCGGGGATCAGGATTCCTGATGATTGCTTAATGAGTTGTAGTTCGTGCGCCATGGTACTCTCCGTGGCGCATCAAGTTGTCAGTTGTTCAGGCTGACACTGACATTATGTACAGCTGATAATGGAAAATCAATGCAAGAAAAAACCCGCCGTAGCGGGTTATATTGTCGATATGGGAATTCACATATCGCTTGTATGGCAGGTTATATCAATCACCAGAGTCTACGAGCTTTTGCATAGCACCTGCGTAACGGGACATGCCGATTTCCAATGCTAACCTCACGTCCTGCTGAGGTGCTGCTGCGAGCATAGCCCTGTATGTCGGGTTAATGGCATCATGTTCGTTAATTGCAGCCCAGCCAGCTTTATTCATCGCTTCCGTTGGTTCCTTCGGCACTAACTGCCAACCATCCGGAGTTACCGGAGCTGTCTTCCGGTATGCTTCGTAAATCGCATCACATATCGCCTTGCACTCGACCAGCACATCAGGCTCACAATTCGTCCCGCGCAGACCACCGAACGTTTCATCCAGCGTGCGGCGGATATGACCGATGCCTTCCATCGCGGCGCGGAAGTTTTGCATGGCGTTTTTTTCCGGCGCTGGCTGAGGTAACTGTGGCGCTGCGTAGAGCGGAATTACCTCTGCTCTGTAAGCAGCCCCTCTGCCAGGCTCCATAGGCGCAAGGCACATTTTCCACGGCCCAGCGCCTTCCGTTGCTAACTCAACAAGGCGATACTTCCACGCCACCGGCTCCTGCTCCATACTGGCGAGAAGTTGGCGGGCCATTTCCTCGATAACTTCGCTATCGCATACTACCAATAAATTCGTCATGTGCATTGCACACGGCTTGTACGTCGCCTTTCTTGCAAGCTCTGCGATTTCTTCCAAGCGTTCTTTGGTGAATTTGGTCATTGGTTAATCCTCAATCACACGAAACAAAACAGACTGCTGAAAGCCGGTAAGAAACCATATCCCATCTACTCGCTGGCTCATCTCGTACCAGTCTTCCGGGTTAAGATCGGACACGAGGTTGTCACCACAAATACAAATATCAGGTCCGCGTTTCTCGGAATCATAAATATCACCTGGTGAAAACCACTCATGATTAGTAGAGTGAACACACTCCATTTTTGTTACGTCCGCCATCTCACTCCCCCTTCACGCCAATGCCCGCGGCTGGCATATCGCACATGTTAGTTGGATGCGGGTTCTCGCGAATAATCCGCGCCATTCGAGCTGCCGGGGTTTCTGTTTCTTCGTTGAACTCGCGAATTACAGCAGCCAACTTGTCAGCGTCAGCAGGCGAGATATCGCCATCAATAAACATCACTGGCTTACACTTATTCGCCTCCAGTTCTGCTATGCGCTGGCGTAATGCTGCAATTTCCATCTCGGCGGCGTCGGCATAATGGATGTTTGCATGTTCTTTTAGGTGGTTGCAGGCCATCATGAAGCCGCGATGATGCTCACGATTAGCTCGGAAAATTCCCTCTTCAATACGCTTCTCTGCGTCCTCCAGCGCGCCAGTAATCACCTCAAACTCATCCCAGCGAATGATTGGTGCATATGCGTCACCTGAGCCATGCTTCAGCCTGATATCTGAAATAATCGCCTGCGCCTGTTTGTTGAGTGCTTTCATTGGGCTGCCTCCTTTACCAGCTTGGTCATATCAATAATTTCTTCGCATAGGTCCGAATACTGGAACGGGCCGCAATTATGTGAATTCCGACGCGATGAAAAAGCCCTACGGCGTAGCTCTTTTAGAGTGCTTTCCAGTTCTTCATAGGTTGGCTTGCTCATAGCGCGGCCCCTTTGCACAGGTCGTGCATTTCCTGAAGAGTCTGCATATCAACAAGGTCACGGTCTGGCATCTGCGTGTCGTTGTACTTGCTGTAAACCAGGCTGGCTTCGCATACCAGTTCCATTACTTTCGATGACAGCTCCCTGCACTTGCTCTCGGCGTTAGCGAGCTGTACTGCAAGGTCTGTGACTTCGGTTTCAAGTTTTTCAGCGTATTCAATCAGGAGATCGATTCTTTCCGGCGTTACGGTTTTAACGTATTTGCAAATCGATGACGCATAATTATCATCCTGGAGTGTGCCAGCCAGGCCATTACAAAATTTGCGGTTCCCTTTTGTCGCCTTGATATCGGCGATGATTTTTTTAACGTCTGGTTTCATGCTGATGTTCTCCCGTAAAACGCCAGTACACGCTGCATAGCCGGACTTGTGCGGCATACTGATGTGACCATGTTTTTGCTCATGTTCGATTTGAGCTGCTTGATGTTCAGCTCACCGCCAGGCTGAAGTGAATAGACCGGGCGATGCGGCTCACCAGTGCGGATTACTACCGCTCTGCGTACCAGGTGAAGCAGCAGGTTGTGTGCCTTCTTGCAGTCGCATCCCAGCAGGCTCTGGACCTGACGAGGTGTTATGGTCTGGTTAACCCGAAGGAAATCGACGATTGCCCACAGTGATTTGCTTGCCATAGTGATTTTCCCTCGAGATTATTTAACGATCCGGAGATGGCTAACGTTCTTGCGATAGCTGCCCCAGTCAAAGTTCACCCACATCCCGCCATCCATCTGGAGGCGATCGATAACCCGCGCACCCAATGCGCCGAGAAGTTCGTCATGGTTCAGATTCGTCAGAACGCCAACTGGACGCATCGACGACAGCCGACGGTCGATAACCTGATTCAGGATAACTTTCTCGCCGTTGCTTCCGCGTTGAATACCGACCTCATCCAGCACCAGCAGATCGACTTTGCAGAGATCATCCAGAAGTGAAGCTTCTGACTGACCACCGTCGTAGCACTCGCGAACGCGCAGCATCAGGTCAGGAATTGTCACCACCAGCACAGATTGACCACCGGACAAGAGATGATTTCCGATCGCTGCTGCCAGATGGTTTTTACCGGTACCAGGCCCGCCACTGAACACGAAGCTCGCAAAGCCAGCACCAAAGTTCTGTGCGTAGCTTTTCGCCATGGTGTAGGCCTTTCGCTGTTGCTCTCCGGATACTTCGTAGTTGGCGAACGTGCAGCTGCGGTGCAGGCTCTGGATACCAGATCGACCGAAGATTTTCTCTGTGCGCGCTTTCTGATTCCGCTTTCCCAGCTCTTCGCAATGTTTCAGGCCTTCTTCACGCTGCCACGCCAGCAGTTCTGCTGCGCTGGTGAACTTCGGCTGTACGCCAGGCGGAATGAGTTTTTTCAGGCGCTCAAGAGCGCTGCCAGTACCAATCATGTTTTTCATCGCTACCCCCTGAACCCTGGTGGAATGGTGTTATCCGGAATCGGAATGCGATTAACATCCCTGGCGGGTGATGGGTTCGCCCTTTGGATTCGACTACGCGATTGCAGCAGGCTGTCAGCAAATGTCTGCTCCCAGGCTTGCTGATGCTTAATCTTCCCATCTGGGGCCCAGTAATCCCGGAACTGCTGGAGTTCTTCAGGGGTATAGCCCGGCTCTGTACCGAGGACTCTTCCCCAGAGGCGAGCTTTGCCAACGAAGTCGGTCGAAGGCACCCAATCATCGGTGATCGGGAATTTCCCCAATGGACCAAAATCCATGCCGGTTCCGAAATCATCTTCCTGGGGTTTGGGTGGGGTAGCTGGCGGAGGTGTGTAATTACCAGAAGTATTCTCCCCAGATTGACTATCGCCCGCGCGTTCTCTCTCTGGGTTTATATCTTCTCTTCTCTTCTCTTCTCTGCGGTTATCCGTAACGTTATTAGTAACGTTAGGCGTTACGTTACTTTCTTGGTGTTTTTTACGTTCGCGAAACTCCTTCTGGCGCTGCGCATTTGTCTTGGCCGTAGCTGAGCGCATATCACCTGACGTATTGTATTCATTGAAGTTTGGAAGAATGACGCAGTTATTCTCCGCATCATAAATGGCCCAGCCTACGGTTGATAATGCAGCCCCAAAACCGGGTACTCCGACAATATCATCGATATCAGACAGGTCTGCATTTTCAAATACACCGTTACGCGAGTGTTCATTTGCCGCAGACCAAAACGTTACTAGTAACGACACCGTAACGTTACGGGTTACGTTACGCGTTACAACGTCTGATAACGTGGTGTTATGCGAAAGTGTGAACATTTTTCCCACCTCCGGTGAACGCTCCAGTATTCGCGCAATTCCGTTCACCTTCGGGCTGGTGACCAGTGATGTACGCATCTTTATCCAGTCTCCGGCCATTAAGTCCTCCTGAAGAATAATTAAGGGAAGATTTATCCAGTCGCGGTCCGACACGCTGGCAAAACAATTTGTTGTTAGGCATACTTACCCCGCAATGATTTCGCAATGAATTGCACCAGAAAGCCGTTGGTGTTCGAGCACCGCGGCTTTCGCCATTTTTGAACCCGTCATACAGCCCCCAGCATCATCTGCACCATCTCCATCAGAGGACCGGTTAAGCCAGGGTCAACGCGGTACATCTCCACGATCCCCTCGCTCAGCTCTTTCAACTTCTGATGACGTGGAGCATCCATCGCGACGGCAATCTTTGCTTCACTGGTTTCTTTCTCCAGCCGAGCCAGACGGGCCATAACGTTGTCTTCTGGTAACAGGCGACTGCGGAACTCGAGCGGCAGAACAGCAAGAATTGCCGGAGTCAGTTGGCGAACATTCTCGCGGTACCGTTCGCTGTTAAAATGGTTGTCCAGAAAGCGGAAAAGCTTCTGACGCTGCCGACTGAGGTCATCAGGAAAAGTGATCTCGTCCCCCCCTTGCGCTTGGTACTCTTCGATGATCAGAGCAGAAACGACGTCCTGACCATCTACACCCGACCATGAACGAACGGCATCTCGAATATCTTCGTGACACGGTCCCTTATAGGGTTGAGCGCGATTTATCACCGCTTGTTGCGGTGCTCCTGTATCCTGGTAAAACGTAAGTGATTGCATTTGCAGCCCCCTGAAGGTTAGCGCCGCCGGTCAGACGGCTTAATGTGGAAATAAATCGGATAAGTCAGGCCTGATTTCATGGGCTTTGACCTCACCATTAGTAGCCTTGACGATTGATAGAACGTGCTTTGGGGATACAGATCCTCCGTTCAACCACTTATGAACGGCTGGTTGAGAAACTCCACAGGCGTCAGCAAGCCTTTGCTGACTCCCCACGATTTCCAGTGCCTTGTAAATAACTAAATTCATAAATCATTCCTCGAATGGTGATTAACAATGAAAAGATAACCTAAGTTATGCCAGCAGTCCATAATATTTGTTATTTTACTTTCTATAACCACGGTTATAAATTGACGACATGAAAACCTTCGCAGAACGATTAATCGCCGCCATGACCGCAGCAGGCTTGTCCCAAGGGCAGCTAGCTGAACGTGTTGGACTCTCACAACCGGCGATTCAAAAAATGACATCAGGAAAGACAAATGGCAGCCGTAAGATGGTTGAGCTTTCGCGTGCGCTAAGCGTCAGACCTGAATGGCTGAGCGCAGGAAGCGGTCCGATGCGTAATGAAGACAACATCCCACCAGAGAAAGAGTGGGGGAAAATTGACTCATGGGACAGAAACACACCGCTTCCTGAAGATGAAGTGGAGATCCCCTTTTTGAGAGATATAGAGTTTGCTTGTGGTGACGGCAGGGTTTCTGACGAGGATTACAACGGTTTTAAACTGAGGTTTTCGAAAGCGACTCTGCGCAAGGTAGGTGCTAACACTGATGGCTCAGGTGTTCTATGTTTCCCTGCGAGAGGAAATAGTATGGAACCCAATATTCCTGATGGCACTACGGTCGCTGTAAACACAAAAGATAAAAAAATCGTTGATGGGAAAATGTATGCCATCAACGAAGATGGGTGGAAAAGAATTAAACTGCTTTATCGCACAGGACCCGAGATGATCAGCATTCGCAGTTACAACAGTGCTGAGTATCCATCTGAGGATAAAAATCTAGGAGACATAGAAATTATAGGCAGGGTTTTTTGGTGGTCAGTTTTAGACTATTAACACAGATATGGGACACCCCAAATGGATGCATTTAAAAACAGGTTAAAGCTTCATAGTGATCATGTTAAAAACGTTGGACTGCATTGCACTACTGAAGAAACAACAAAGCAGGCACTAATTTTACCATTTTTGGATATTCTCGGTTTTAGTCCATACGATCCACAAAAAGTAAAAGCTGAATATGGTGCTGATTTTCCTGGGGTGAAAGCTAATGAGCGGGTTGACTATGCCCTGTTTTGTCAAGGGATTCCAGTCATGTTCATTGAAGCCAAAGCCTATAAAGAAAAAATTGATAATCACTGCCCGCAGTTATCAAGATATTTTAACTCAACCCCAGAGGTAACAATCTCAGCCATAACCAATGGAGTTGAGTGGAGATTTTTTACTGACCTAAAAGAGAAAAATATTATGGACCCCACTCCATTCTTAAAAATAAGAATGGATGAAGCTACAGACGCTGATGCTGAGCAACTGTTTAGATTTAGACATGACAAGTTCAAGCCCGAAGCCTTAAGAACCCTCGCAGAAGAAAGCGTATACCTTTCCGCTTTTACTAAAACAATAAGTTCAAGCCTTCGAGAAGTTGACCAGGAATTTGTTAGATATGTAGCAAGCAGATCTAATGTAGAAAGACAATTGAACCAAAGATTTCTTGAGTCGATAACACCATTAGTTAAACAAGCAGTAGAATTATCAGTAAGTGCCATGGTAGTTTCTGGGCTATCTGGAAAAAACCCAACAGAATCCTTGCACGATGAAGTTCATGACGAGAACGAACAAGAAAAGTCTGATGCACAAGCGGATGTTGTAGACCCAGATAATCCTAATATTGTTACTACTCATAACGAAAGGCAGCTCTTTGATAAAATCGTATCAATCATTGGATTTGAGCACGACATTCAATACAAAGACACTGCATCGTACTTCGGTGTTCTCTTCCAGGGTAAAACGAACCGCTGGATAGTTCGCTACTATGATAAGAAATCGAAATCATCGATCCAACTACCTATAGATTTGAATGACATAACAATTAATGAAATCTCTAGAGCAGGATTAACCTGCGATGCTTCAAGGATTTACATGGATAATCCTGAGGATATTTTGAGGATATCGGGATTAGTTCTTGATTCTTTTGAGTACGTAAAAAACGACGAAAATTTCCGCAAGAAGCAATAACATAACCGGCCTCATGGCCGGTTTCTCCTTCGCCATCCTAAAGCAATAAATCCACTTCTGCTATCCATATCCCATTTTTATAAAATTAAATTCCCTTTGTTATTATGCACATATAACTCAATTCCCATTTTTATAAGTTAAGTTATGGACAATATCGATAACTATAGTTATTCTTACCTCATCGCGAAACACTAAGCGCATCAAGTTCAAACGTTCCGCCAGCCTGGCGACAAGGGCAAACACAGAAGTGAGCTTCGCGGTGGTGAATTGCAGAGTTAAAACGCTCAACCGTGAAGATCAGCGCCGCGGCGCCACCAGCGAAGTTCACTGAGTTTTAGCGACAGAGCACGGAGGGAAATAGCAATGAGTGAGGTAATTTTTAGCTTTGATAGCCCGCAGGATGCAGCGCGTGCCGGGATTTTGATGAACCAGGTCGACCCATCGCTGCGCTATACGCAGATGCGTACAACCGTGTGTGTCCTCTGGCATGCAAACATCATTGCAGCTACGCAGGCTGTTATGGATGCAAACATTCCATGCACTTTCCAATACTGGAATGACATTAAAAACAGTCATAGCAGAGGGTGAAATGAAAATTGATTTAGATCTCAAGGCGCAGGGAGTTGACGTTTCAACCAGCGGTTATCGCGACTTTGTGAACGCCGAAGTTCGTGGCGTTGAGCTTGAAGAGGTACTGGAAGATATCAAAAGCGATGTGCTGTTCGCTGCTATCGACCTGCCGGATTACATCGACTGGGCTGACAACAACAGCAAGTTGCCGGAAATTCTGGACCGTCTGTCTGCTGATGAAATCATCACTTGGCTTCGCGATAACGGGCATCTGGAGGATAACGATGATTGATTACGCACGTAAACCAGCCCGGCAGCAGGCCGTGAAGCTGAATTATGTTGAAGCGTTTATCCGCCGTCTCTGCTACCTGCTGGCGCAGAAGGGGGATCCGGATGCTTGAGAAGACAAATTGCGGTTACTGCAGCAAGCCGGTTAAACCGGAAGAAGTAATCAAAAGCACCCTTCTCTATCGCAACGGCTCACAGCTGGCGCGCAAAGAGAAAGAGTATTGTTCCAAACGTTGCGCTTCGCACGACCAGATGGCTCACGAAGGCTAACGTAAAACCCGCGCAAGGCGGGATCTACGTCCGGTGGCACCGACCAAAGTTACACCGGAAACAACATCAAAACCAAAGTTAACCCAATGGGCGCTATCAATGGCCCGGGGATTCTAACACCCAAAAATGAGGATCTCACATGGAATTCTTTAATGTGGTTAAAGCCACTCAGAAATCCGGAAAGCAAGATGCAGTGGTCTGGTTCACTGCGAAAACCGAGGCTCGCGCCAATCTGATGCTGGATGTTGCGCTGGAAGATGCTGGCATCGAAACGGGCCGTGGCAAGGACTACGCCAAACCAATTCGCACTGATTTCCCGGTTGTTGATGACCTTCCGGAAGAAGGTGAAGTTGATTTCACCTGGTGCGATCGTTACGAACTTCAGGACGATGGACGAACCTGGCGGCCAAAAGCCGCTGGTGTGTCTACTGGTTCCGTTGACGCCCCCTCCACATCTACTCCGACCGTAATCGTTGAAGACGCGACTGCGTCCGAAATTGTCCCGGTTGAAAACCGTACTCCAGCAGTCCGCTTTGCGATCCACCTAACTCTCGATAGATACCAGACTCACGTCACTAAAGAGCATCAACTGGCTGCCAGCGAGATGTCACTCGACGAAGGCAATACATATCTCCAGAGCCTGCTTGTGGCAAAGAACGATGCACCCGCGACTGCCAAACTCAGCCTGAATGCTGAGTGGAAAATGATTCAGGCGGTTAAGGACATTTTCGCACCAGACGAAGAGCATGAACCAAATTGATCGCTGCTTTCATGTCTGACTGGGTGAACGCAGAAGCAGGTGATCGCAATCAACTGGTTGAAGACTGGCGCAGTGGAAAGTTTCCTCTGCTCAAAACTGAAACCACCAGCGTTGGTGATGAAGTGGGTCCCGAAGAACAATCTCAGCTGACAGAGCAACCGAACCTAATCGTTGTTGCCACCCTGCCATTCCGCCAGCGCGTACTGGCTCAGTTCATCGGTGATGGTGAATATCTCTATCACGTCGATGCCGGGCAGAAAAACGATATTGTCCGTCTTGAGATGGACACTGATGACGCGTACGTCCAGAACCTCCTGCTGGCTGCTGAGAATGTAGAAGCATTCAAAAAAGCTATTGATCTCGACATCCATAGAGTCGTGAAAGCCGTTAAGCAAGTATTCTCTGTCGACGGGAAAAAACCTGATCTGGCAACCGTTATCCAGTTCCTGACGGTGTGGTTCAAAACTGAATACATCGATCGCGGCCTGCTGGTCAAGGAATGGCAGAAAGGCAACCGTGTTGCGCAGATTCAACGCACTGACGTCAAAACCAATGCTGGCGGTGGAAATAAGACCGATCGCAATACCGACTACGTCCACACACTGGACACTCTGGATGTTGAAATTGCTCTGGCCACCTTGCCAATGGATTTCAATATCTACGACATTCCTGGCGGGGTCTACCGTCGCGCTAAAGAGATTGTCAGCAAGAAAGAAAGTCCGTTCAGCGAATGGTCTGAGGCGCTGCGCAAAACCGCTGGCATCCTAGACTTTTCACGCGCCGCCATCTTTGCACTCATCCGCGGCACGTCATCCGAGTTAGTTAACTTTCCTGGGCGGTTGCGGGCATATATTAATGCCAATCTAACCGAAAATGACCACTCAAACCCATCAGAAGAAACGCTGGCTGATGCTGGTCATGCGCCGGACGTCAGTTGGGAAAATGAGGTTAATGAGCAGGTCGCTGTGGAGCAGAAAACAGCAGCGAAACAGCCACAAATCGCCAACATGGGCAACGGCGTATTCTCCATTGATGGCCTGATGGGCGATCAACAAACACAAACAGATGACCGTTCACCACTTAATGAGGAAACCACCAGCAATGTGCAGATGGAAGAAACTGTCAGTGATGAAGAACAGGCTGGTGATGAAGTGCAGGCAGGCGAAAGCAGTCTGGAAACTGGTGAAGAGTCACATACCGGCCAGCAAGCCGATGTGAAACAAAAACCAGAAAACGCGCATCAGAATGATGAATCTGCGCATCAAAACGCCCAAAAAGTGAATCAAACCGAGCCAGAAGCGCAATCTGACGAACCGGCTGTTGTGTACCCCGCTTACTTCGAGCCAGGCCGCTATGAAGGTTTGCCGAACGAGGTTTATCACGCAGCGAACGGGATCAGCAGCACGCAGGTAAAAGATGCCCGCGTTAGCCTGATGTACTTCAACGCGCGCCACGTTGCCAAAACGATCACCAAAGAGCGTTCTCCGGTGCTGGACATGGGTAACCTGGTTCATGCACTGGCGTTGCAGCCAGAGCAGCTCGATGAGGAATTCAGCGTTGAACCGGTAATTCCGGAAGGCGCATTCACCACGACGGCAACGATCCGCGCGTTTATCGATGATTACAACGCAGGTCTGCCAGCGCTGCTGAGTGCAGATGAGATCAAAGCCTTGCTCGAAGAATACAACGCCACTCTGCCAGCACAGGTGCCGCTGGGTGGTTCAGTCGAGGAAACTGGTCAGAGCTATATGTCGCTTCCTGAAGAGTATCAGCGTATCGAAGCGGACCAGAAGCAGACCGCAGCGGCGATGAAAGCCTGCATCAAGGAATACAACGCCACTCTGCCAGCACAGGTGAAAACCAGCGGTAGCCGTGATGCGTTACTCGAGCAACTGGCAATCATCAATCCTGACTTGGTTGCACAGGAGGCGCAGAAGCCCCAACCACTGAAAGTGTCCGGTACCAAAGCGGATCTGATCCAGACCGTGAAGTCTGTTAATCCGGACGCCGTCTTTGCCGACGAACTGCTGGATGCCTGGCGCGAGAATCCACAAGGGAAAGTGCTGGTCACCCGTCAGCAACTAAGCACCGCACTGGCCATTCAGAAAGCCCTGCACTCTCACCCGACCGCCGGGATGCTGCTTCAGCACCCGAGCCGCGCAGTAGAAGTCAGCTATTTTGGCTTTGACGATGAAACCGGTCTGGAAGTCCGCGTTCGTCCAGACCTTGAGATCGACCTGGACGGCGTGCGCATTGGTGCCGACCTGAAAACCATCAGCATGTGGAACGTTAAGCAGGAAGGCCTTCGCGCCAAACTGCACCGGGAAATCATCGACCGTGACTATCACCTGAGCGCCGCCATGTATTGCGAGACCGCAACACTGGACCAGTTCTTCTGGATTTTCGTCAACAAGGACGAGAACTACCACTGGATTGCCATCATCGAGGCATCCGCCGAACTGCTGGAGCTGGGCATGCTCGAGTACCGCAAATCTATGCGCGCTATCGCCACCGGCTTTGACACTGGCGAATGGCCAGCGCCGATCACCGCTGATTACACCGACGAACTGAACGACTTCGACCTGCGCCGCCTTGAAGCGCTGCGTACTCAGGCATAAGGGGAACGATGATGGAAAACATGAATATCGTAACTGCAGAGCAACAGGCTCCGAACACTATTTCCGCCAGCAACGCCATTTTTAACGTTCAGGCATTAACGCAGCTTCAGTCAGTGGCGGGACTGATGGCACAGGCTGCCGTCACGGTTCCCGAGCATCTTCGCGGGAATCCTGCCGACTGCATGGCAATCATCATGCAGGCCATGCAATGGGGCATGAACCCTTACGCAGTGGCGCAGAAAACGCACCTGGTCAACGGCGTGCTGGGCTACGAAGCGCAGTTGGTAAACGCGGTGATCTCCAGCTCTAACGCTATCGTTGGCCGCTTTCACTATGAGTACGAAGGCGATTGGTCGAAATGCGCCAGCAGCCGCGAAGAGATCGTGAAGAAGCCTGCAAAAGGCGGCGGGACTTACGACAAGAAAGAAATAGTACGGGGCTGGAACAGCGCCGACGAGCAAGGCCTGTCGGTTCGTGTGGGCGCCGTCATTCGCGGCGAAAGTGAGATCACCTGGGGCGAACCGGTATTCCTCTCCAGCGTGATTACACGTAACTCTCCACTGTGGATTTCGAACCCGAAACAACAGATCGCGTATCTGGCCCTTAAATACTGGGCACGCCTGTACTGCCCTGCGGTCGTTCTCGGCGTGTATACCCCGGATGAAGTCGAGCAGCGCACCGAGAAAGAAATTAACCCGGCGCCGCAACGCGTTAGCCTGGCGGATATCTCAGGTGACACCGTCACAACCACGCAAAACGCACAGGAATCATCGGTAAATATCGGCTCACTGGCCGATGATTTCCGCGAGCGTATCGATGCCGCACAGGATGTGGACAGCGCCAAAGCACTGCGCGCTGACATCGAAAGCGCGAAGGTCACGCTCGGTTCTGCCCTGTTCACAGAGCTGAAGAACAAAGCGGTGAAGCGCTACTACCTGGTTGATTCACGTAACAAGGTTGAAGCCGCGATCAACTCCCTGCCGTCTCCGGATGAACCGGGCGCAGCAGAACGATTCGCCGAAGTTGAGCGGGTGCTGGCAACCAATAAGCGTCACATGGGCGACGAGCTGCACGATCAGTTCAGCATCACCCTGGCTGATATGAAACCGGAATACGTGGGCTAAGGGAGGCGGGAGGGTTCGCCCTCCCGGTAACGATATGAGTAAATCTTTAAACGCGCGCTGCATCCGTCGCTGGGAAATTGAGTTCAAAGGCCGTTGCGACTCGAAAGTAAGTCCTTGGTGGCGCAAACACCACCTCCGCGGTTACATCCGGGAATGCGCCCTGACAACTGCCGACTGCATGGTTGAGCGTATGGCTGAGGACAACGCTCTGGTTGATTTTCAAGGTAATGGTCGCGGTTGGTCACCTGCGTTCTCTGCCTGGTATGACCAACGTCGTAAGCAGTACCGAAAAGAAGCGTTGAGCTACCTCAATGAAGATGCCAGCAACGACGAGATCGACGAAGAGATTCAGAACGAGCTGGAGGCCTGGAATGACTGAGCTGAATTATAACCCGGCAGACCCCGACAAAATGCAACTCCCGAAGGGTAAGACCTGCGGCGACTGCGCCCATATCCGTCGCTGTAAGGCAATTTTCGGGCATACCGAAACCGATGCATATTGCGACTGGTCGCCATCCCGAGCGGTTTTCCGTCAACCATCCAACCCAGAAGGCGGTGACCATGCGACTAATTAACCGCGGAAATCAGCAATCCCCATTAGCACGCCAGGCATGCGACATCGCACTGGCTACCCACCAGCAACGCTACGGCGACTACGGGCGTAGCAAGATGAAAGAGACGTACACGGTGAGAGTTGAAGGCGTGAAGGTCTGGGTAGAAGTAGTGAACCGTAAGGCTAGCTACGTGGCCACGGCGATGACAGGTATGCGCCGGTTGCGCGCGTTGCCTGGTCAGGTGAGTTGATAACGATATTTCAATAACAGTTTTCCGGCAGCTCTATAATAAGTTGCCGGAAGCCGGAGGTAATATGGCCAAGCTTCTTAATCTACTGGAATGGGCGAATTCAACTTATTCAACCCCACCGTCTCTTTCAACACTGCGCCGCTGGGCGCGGGAGGGGCGTATTTACCCTGCTCCGGAACTTCACGGCAAAGAATATAAAGTTCAGCCAGATGCCATCTATGTGAATCCGAGCAAAAAGAACCTTCGTCACAAAGCAAAACGCATATCGCTGCCAACTGGCGGCACTCTACTGGAGAGACTGACTCATGGCGAAAAGGCCAGTTCGTTACGACGCTAACCTGCCCCGTAACCTGACCTATCGTAAAAGAGACAGGCTTTATAGCTGGCGAAACCCGATAACCGGTCAAGAGTTATCTCTTGGCCGGATCGACAGAAAGGACGCCATTTCTCAGGCCATCGAAGCCAATAACTACATCGAACAGAATTACCTTCCGTCAGCGCTGCTTGACCGCATAAAGGAAACACCAACGTTTACGGTTAAAGCGTGGCTCGAGCGCTACGAAGTAATTCTTGAGCGAAGAGAATTGAAGCTCAACACGATGAAGGTCAGGCGCAATCAGATCGCCACTATCAGTGATGAATTCGGACGTATGCCGCTATCGTCGGTCAGCACGAAGGATGTATCTACTTTCCTGGAGAGTTACATACTCTGCGATAAGAAGAGTATGGCCTCAGGCCTGCGTTCGGTATTGTTGGATATTTTCAGGGAGGCGATCGTCGAGGGACATATTGAAAGGAACCCGGCAGAGCCGACAAGAACGCCGACGCCAAAAGTTAAGCGTGAGCGTCTTTTACTCGAGCAGTTCGAGATAATAAGGGATGCCGCAACCGCCCATTCCGAATGGGCTGCAAACGCATGTGATCTGGCACTTGTCACCGGGCAAAGAAGAGAGGACGTATCGTTGTTCAGATTCAGCGATATCAGGGATGGAAGGTTGTTTGTCACGCAGGAAAAGACAGGTCACAAATTGGCGTTGCCACTTGATTTGCGACTGGACTCTGCTGATTTGGTGCTGCAGGATGTTATCGACCATTGTCGTAAAAACAACCCGTCAGACTTCATGCTGTATTCAGCGGTGAGGCGTGGAGGCAGGAAGCCTGGTCCGTTAACTCCGGACGGAATTACCCAGGCATTTTCTGACATCCGGGATTCTACAGAGTTAAAGTTTGGCCCCAACCCTCCTCCTTTCCATGAGATCAGGAGCTTGGCGAGCAGGCTGTATGAAAGGGAGCGCGGAGAGGATTTCGCACAGAGACTGCTGGGGCATAAAAATTTAACAATGACCAAAAAATACCTGGACGCACGCGGTGCAGAATATGTTATGGTTTAGACAGGATATGGAAATTTCGAGTAATTTTCGTGGGATTTCGTGATGGCACCGAAAAAACCCAACGAAAACAAGCACATAAAAAGAGACCGAATACGATTCCTGTATTCGGTCCAGGGAAATGGCTCTTGGGAGAGAGCCGTGCGCTAAAAGTTGGCATTAATGCAGGCTAAGTTACCCTGCCATTTAAGAATAGATGACAGCGCCAGGTTTTCCAGTCCGCGACTAAAGTGGCCGGAAAAAAAGGACGTTTGTTACGCATCCAAACGCAAAAACCGCAAGTTCTCCTGCGAGATCCTTGCGGTTTTTTATTGGAAATCAGAGCGCTACATCTGACAATTAGCAGAGCTTTTCTGCACGCTCTACAAACGGTGCCAGGCTCATTTTTTCGCCCGGTTTCGCCGGATCATCAATCTGGATAATCTCGATCGGCTTTGCCGTGACTTTTCCGCTCTCCACCTGCTGTCTGGCGACATCATTCAACGGGTATTGCACCAGCGTACTGGGATTGATGACATACAGCGCGTTACCTGGACGGCAGGTCAGCATCACCTCTTCCCGATTAAACGCCCACTTATCTTTGCCAACCTCAAAACGGCTGACGGTAATGACTTGCGGCGCAGCCAGCGCGGCTCCGGAGCTTGCCAGGAG